CCGGCGGGCAAAGGAGATTCAGCAGCTCCAGAACCCGGCGGAGGCCGCCCACGCCATGAATGTGCTGGCGTTGGAGGCTGGATACCGTGACGCTGGGGCGCTGGAGCGGCTGCTCATCGCCCAGATGCAGTTTGAGCAGCAGGACGATGAGATGGCGATGAGCAGGCTGCTGGAGAAAAACTTGAAGTTTGAGTACCTGATCCCGGATCTGCTGCCTTGCCCGGGCACCGTGATGATTCACGGGGCTGGCGGTGATGGCAAATCCATGTCGGCTTGGACCATTGCCAAGCATGTGGCACGTGGTATCCCGTTCTCAGTGCGGGGGGATCTTGTTCCAGTGCAGGCTGGGCCCGTGCTGATCCTGAATGGCGATCAGAGCGAGGTGCAGGTCCAGCAGCAGCTGCGGGACTTGGAGTTCCGAGCTTCAGATCCCGTGACTGTGGTGATGGGGTGGGATTTGAACTGGTACTACCGCTTTGTCAAGCTCATCGAAAAGCACCAGCCGAAGCTGGTGATCATCGACTCGATCACTGGCTGTAGTAGGGGATCGGCGTTCGACGAAAACAAGAAGGAATTTGCGAGCCCGATCTATTGGCTGGCCAACAACAACGGCAGGACGTTCCCGGCCTGCACGATCCTGCTGATCCACCACGCCAATAAGACCGGCGGATTCCGGGGCTCCACCGCCATCAGGGACGCTGTGGATGAGGTGTGGGGGCTGCGGAGGCCCGATAAGCGCCAGGTCGAGCAGACCGGTTACAACGCCCGCCTCATCACCGTCGAGAAGTCTCGGGCGGGCAGGGATGGCTCCAAGCTGCTGATGAAGCTGGAGAACGACCTCACGTTCTCTCTGGCGGACTACGTGGAGATCGACGTGGACAGCGCCAGTCCGGCCTCGATCGTGGATCGGGTGCTCCAGCGCCTTAGGGCTGCGTATCCCCGCGCTCTGAGCCGCGCTGACTTGGCTGCGGATCCTCTCTGCGGTGGCAGCGTCACCGCCATCCGTAAGGCGCTCCAGAGGCTTGTCTCGAGGGGGTTGGTTGATGTGGCTGGTACGACCCACAGCAGTGGGGGTGCTGCCAGCTTGTTCCAAGCTGTTTCAGCCTCGCGTGATATGTGTGTGAATATGTGTCCCACCCTTGAAAAACCTAGTCAGGGACTGGAAAGTGGGGTGGGACAGCCTTCTGGCGTGTCCCACCCTGTCCCACCCTTGGGCGAGAGGGTTGGGACACGTTGGGACACCGATACAGGTTGTCCCACCCCAGAAGCGAGTGATGCCAATGGATCTGGTCGGGTGGGACAGGTTTTTGAGGCCTCCCCAAAGGGAGAACGCACTTCAGAAGAGCTGGACCAACTGATGGAGGAAGCCGCACGGGTGTGGGACTGATCGCCATGTTTTCCACACCTAACTTTTTCCTAGGGCTGGTGCGGGCTGCCGCCTGGCTGTTTTGGAGGGATCCCGTGGCTAAGTCGGAAAAACCCCAACCGAAGCCGCCCAGGCGGCCCACGCTGGGCTACACGGTCGGCGACATCCCCTTCGAGCTGATGGCCATCGTCCGGGTGGCTTGGTACCGCCGCGGCATGGCCTACGAGGTCGAGGAGTACCAGATCGAGGAATGCCCGGATGCCCAGGCGCAGTTCCACTACCTCGTGGGTGGGGCGCTCAGGCAGGGCGCTGACGTCTGCGTGCTCACCCAGTACCAGCCCGAGGAGCTGGGGGTGCCGACGTGATGTGAAGAAATGCGACAGCCCGGCATTGACGCTGGGCTGTTTTTGTGTAACGCTAAGGGCAAGCCCGTCACGGCGGGCCCTTTATTTTTGTACTACAAATGGCAAGCACACCTGTTGACAACAAAAAGTTGATGCGCTGGTACTACGCCGTTAACTGGGGCGCCATGCTGCTGGAGCGGCACATTGCTGATGTGGAGGCCGCCAATCTGAATTGCGCCATCCATCGGGAGCATCTGGCCTCGCTTGAAGACCTCAAGCAGTTTCTGGATACCAGCTGGAACGTGTGGATGTACGAATGTGCCAAGACAATGGAGGAGGGCAAATGAGCCGGGTGCTGAGCATTGAGGATCTGCGTTTCGAACATGATGGGCTTTTGGTGGTTGATGCCGTCGTCGATGACGCTGTTGTGGTGCGTCCGCAGACGTATATGGACCCGGCGGAATGGGGGCCTGCCCTGTGCCGAGGCTCCGTCTACCTTTCTGACGAGGATCTGATTCCTGCTACCGATGCCGAACTCTGCAAGCTCCTGTCAGAGCGGATCGACGACTGGGCACCCGTCGACACGTCCGATTGGGACGACTGAAGCCCGCGAGCTTCGGAACCAGCCGGACTACGACGACTGGGACTACGGTACGGAGCCCATCCCAGGCGACACGCACTGGGTTCGGGCTCGTACCCTTACACAGTTGTACCGCCATCTCATCTACGTGTTCGCCACCAGCGACACCATTAGTTCCACCCGCCTCGCCGAGCTGGCCATCTACGAGATTCTCAAACTGAGTCTCACGGATCTCAGCCTGATGCGCCAACAAGATCCCCGCTTTTTTGCATGACTGACACTTCGATGGTTCCGTTTTACAAGTCTTTTTTGCTGGGGCAGACGGTGTATTTGGACAAGCTGAAGGAGTTGCCGTTGCGTGATCTGGAGCTGCTCAACGTGGATACGCGGGCAGCTTTGGAGGATGCGCGGCATCTGTACGCCGCATTTGAGGACCGCCAAAGCGAGGATGCTGGCGCGGTCTACCGCCGGATGAAGACTGCCGGCTACTTTCAGGCGGCGATCCAGATCGAACTGGGTAACCGATGAAAGAAATTAAGTTGCGCTTCGAGCCAGCGGATCTGGAGCGGCTGGACCAGCAAGCCCAAGAGCAGGGCATCAGCCGGTCGGAGCTGATTCGGGACCGTGTTTTGAGTGGGGAGGCCAAGTCTCCGCTCAACACGCTCCAGTTCAACCAGTTGCTGGCGGATGCCCAGCGCTACATGCACGGGCATGTGGATCGCCGGCAGATTGAAACCCTTGTGAGTTACGTGTTCAACCGTCTGTGCCATGGTTAAACGCCACATGAACGACAGGGATTACTACCTGTCCCAGGCCAGCAGGCCGTTGCCTAAAAACAAGTTCAGCCAGTATCGCGGCGTACAGAAGGCCAGTAATCCAGACAAGCCTTACCGGGCGTCGTTTCGGTACAAAGGCAAACAGTATTACATCGGTATGTACGCCGATGAGCTGGAGGCGGCTCGGGCCTACAACCGAGCCGTGCTTGCCGTAATCGGCGACTACGCAATTATCAATGAGTTACCGGATGACTGACAACCACCCAATCACCCCACCGCCGGAGCTGGTGCAGCAGTGGATTAGCGATTACTACGGCTGCCCTGTGAGCGGCGAACTCGCCGGTGTTGAAACTGCTATTGCCGCCAGCGCCGCCCAATGGGGCGCCGATCAGGAGCTGGATGCGTGCTGTGAGTGGCTGGAGGACTGGGTGGGCAATGACAGTTATGCAATCCCGATGCGGGCCGCCCGCCGCCCCAAGCCGCCATCGCTGAAGGAGCAGGCGCTGGAACTAGCAAGGCCAGCAGGAACAGAAGGTGCCCATGTCACGTTTGGTCCTGAAGAACTTGCACTTATCCGACGCGCACTGGAGTCAATCAATGACTGACCACCCGATCACCCCACCGCCGGAGCTGGTTCAGGACTGGTGGGACGCAACGCAAAAAGAGAAACCAGAGCGCTGGGTGAACCATGTCGCCACCCAGGCCGCCCGCTGGGGCGCTGATCAGGAGCTGGAGGCGTGCATCAACTACTTTCTTGAGTACGACTCAAGTTGGGGCGAAAACTCAGAGCTAGTCACTGGTCTCCGCGCCGCCCGCCGCCCGAAGCCGCAGTCCTTGAAGGAGCAGGCGCTGGCAGTACTGGATGACACTGAACTGGACTCACCTCATTACAACATTCTTCTCCGCGCCCTGAAGCAACTCGATGACTGACTTTCGAGCGCTGTGCGCTGAGCTGGTCGGCGACATCGAGGAATGGATGAATGGCACGGACCACTTTCCGCCAAGCTCTGTTGAATTGCTAGACCGAGCCCGCGCCGCCCTGGCCCAGCCCGAGCCGCAGGGGCCGACGGATGAGGAGCTATGGGAGCTGTATGACGAAATGGGCGGAGTTCCAGAAGACTCTGCGTGGTGCCTTAACTACGCCCGCGCCGTCCTTGCCCGCTGGGGCAACCATCCGGAATCTCCGGATAGTTCAGATGGACCGGCTGTGTCCGATGACAGGGAGCCGGCCTCTGTCATTCCCCAGCTTAATGATCAACTTCACCGTCGAGCCACAATCCTTCTGATCCGCAAGGTGATTGATCAAGCCATCCGCGATACTGCATCAGTTCAGTGGCGGGTGGCTGATACCGGCGAGCAGCTTGTTCGAGTCAGCGACTTGGTGGCATGGGCAGAGCACATGGAACAACAAATGGAGCAGCTCAATGACTGACCTCTCCCCCGCCGCACAGGCGGTGCTAGATGCGTTCCTCAAGGCCCCCATGGGACAAAGCCATGTGGACGATGACCTAATTGCCATCGCCGCCGCTCTGCGTGCTGCCGCGGATCAGGTGGTGCCGACAGAAATGGATCTGCCTCCCATTGCGCCTGATCTTGGTCACTTTCGACAACACGAGCGACGGCTAACCCGCCAGCGTCTCCTCGCCATCGCCGCCGAGCTGGAGGACTTCGAATGAATCGGCTGCAGCTGTATCAGGTGGCGTTTTCCCATGCGCCACCGATGCACTTAATGGCATACAGCGTCGGCCATGCCATTCGGACAGCCCAAGAGCTATGTCCCAGTCACGGCAAGTTTATGAGCTGCCATTACGTGCCTGAGTGGAACGACCACAACAGCGATTCTGTACTACACTGCACCCGTTCAAACTAATGGACATGCACATTCTTTCGTCGCACCAGTTCCAGCTGATCACCGATGCCCTAGAGCAAGCACGTGCTGTGCTCCAGCAGGGGCAGCATGTGGAACTGGACCTCACTCAGCCGAAGCAGACCATTCCGCTGCCCACAGGTGAAAAGATCCAGCGCCAAGGGGAGTCTCAAAGTAAGACTCGTAAGTCCAGCCGCAAGGGTAAGCGGGGTGTTGCGTCGTTGACGCCCGGCAAGGTGCTGGAGATTAAAAAGCAGCTGGCAGTTGGTGGGAAGTCTGCGGCCAAGATTGCTGCGGAGTTTGGCGTTCACATGACGACCATCAACAACATCAAGCACGGGCGTACGTGGGCGCATGTGGTGCTCCAGCAGGACACTGAGGTGGCTGCGTGACCGTTCTCCCGGACGTGGAGATCTTGACCCTGGTTCGCCGGGGTCTTGTGACTCCTTTTGATCACGAGCTGGTGAATCCCGCGAGTCTCGATGTGAGACTCGGTAACAATTTGTTGGTTGAGGTGCCCAACAGTTATGAGTTGGTGCCCCAGTCGATGATTGGTTTTTCGCAGGAAGAACCGTATCTGCTTCAGCCGCATGAGTTTGTGCTGGCTGAGACGCTGGAAGAGTTCAAGCTGCCCGACTGTATTGCTGGGCAGCTGGCGCTGAAGTCCAGTCGTGCCAGGGAAGGGCTGGAGCATTTGCTGGCTGGGTATGTGGATCCTGGCTATCAGGGGCGGTTGACGCTGGAGCTGCAGAATGCGCGGTCGCTGCATCCGGTGCCGATCTGGCCCGGTATGAAGATTGCGCAGATTGTGTTCCACAAGCTGTCGATGCTGCCGTCGAAGGACTACTCCATGACAGGTCGGTATTACGGCGACAAAACTGTGCAGGCATCTAAAGGATGATGGACAACGTCAATAGCCCCAGTCACTACACCAGTGGTCGCGTTGAGGTCATTGATGTAATTGAGGATTGGGTACAGGCTGCGCCAGATGCTGTGGTTGGTGGGCTGCATTGGCAGGTCATTAAGTACATCAGTCGGGCGTGGCTAAAGAAGGATCCGCTGGAGGACTTTATGAAGGCCCGCTGGTATCTGAATCGCCTCATCAACAAACTGGCTACCGCTCCCTACAAGGACTGATGGACGTTTCTTTTGTTCATTGCACACCTAATGCAGAGGCCCTGATTGTGCGGATGGCACGGGTGTCAAATCCCGATAACGCCAGCAACACAACCACCGCTCCAAAGCTGCTGCGGTATTTGATTAAGCACCAGCACTGGAGCCCGTTTGAGATGGCTTCGTTGTGCGTAAAAATTGATACTGAGCGCGACATTGCCGCACAAATACTGCGGCATCGGTCGTTCTCATTTCAAGAATTTTCTACGCGTTATGCGCAGACTTCACCCGCTGAGATTCCCTACCAGCGGTTGCAGGATTTTGCCAATCGGCAGAACAGTATTGATGGTGTGGATCCGTTGCGCCAGAAGCATTGGGCTATGCGGATTGGGGAGCTGGTAACGGACAGTTACCGGCTGTACCAGATGCTTTTGGATGATGGTGTGGCTAAAGAAACGGCGCGCAGAATACTGCCGCTGTGTACCCCGACCACGCTCTATATGCACGGGACGCTGAGAAGCTGGATTCACTACATCCAGTTGCGGAGTGCCAATGGTACGCAGCTAGAGCATCGCGAGATTGCGGTGGCGTGTAAAAAGATTTTTGCTACTAGTTTTCCTGTTATTGCTGGTGCAGCTTTCGATGAAGTGCTCTAACTGTGGATCTTCTCGGCTAGGGGTTTATAGGTCGTGCCACGACACTGATGAGTCGGTGTTGCGCGAGCGCAAATGTGGTGTATGCGGGCACAAGCAGTTCACGGTGGAGGTCGAGTTGCCGGATTACGGCGCTCAACATACACGTGAAAAGAAGATGATTCGCCTGCCTGGATTTCTACGTGTTGCTTTTTCGTGATGGCTGTAGCAAAAAATCACCGCCAGTGCTTGCAGTGCGGTAAGCCTACGACCTCGGCGGTTCTGTGTTTTAGGTGTTACCGCTCCAGTGATGCGGGGAAGGCGGAGTTGCGGATGCAGACTTTGCTGAACAAATACAAGCCGTTGCCGGATGGTGGAGAGTGCCAGCACTGTGTGCACTGGTACAGGCGTTGTACGCTCGGGTTTCCTGAGGGTGGGACGGCACTGGCGCAGCTGTGTGCTGTGCGCGAGCTGGATAGCCTGCTAGAGTAGGAGAGTACACGCCCTACCAGGCATGGAAATCCTTTTTGGCATCGAGCACCTCTCCACGTTGGAGGAGGCCGATACT